GTAGTTTAACAGTAACACAAAATGTATCTGCTAGTTCGTTTACTGGATCATTACAAGGTACTGCTACTACAGCATCTTATGTTACTGGTTCTGTACATGGTAGTACTAATCCTGCTTTAAGTGCATCATATGCTGCTACAGCATCATTAGCACCAAACTATGTTTTAAATAGTGCTACAAGTTCATTTGTTACAAATGCACAAACATCGTCTTTTGTTACAAATAGTCAAACATCATCATTTGCAACAACAGGTTCAAATTCATTTAATGGTAATCAAACAATAACAGGTTCATTAACAGTAATAACAGGTAGCAGTATTGAGTTCCAAGTTACAAATACTGGTGTAAAAATAGGTAATACTGTTAATGATACACATACTATAACTGGCTCACTAAATATATCTAGTTCAGCAGCAGTAGTATCATCAACGGAGATAGGTTATTTAAGTGGTGTTACATTTCCTATACAAAACCAACTTAATGCTGCTCCATACTATGCTTATCAAACATTAGGTAGTGCAGTTAAATCCGTATCATTAACAACACCTAATATTAATAATATAAGTGTTGCTGCTGCTTTAGTTACTAATAATGCTAGATTTGTAGCACTATATCTCCCATCAGCTTCTGTTATAACAGGAGTAAAATGGTTTCAAGTTGCAGCTGGTGTTTATACTTCTAGTAACTATAACGGTGTTGGATTATATACTATATCTGCAGGTACTTTAACAAATGTTGCTTCTTCATCCAATATTGGTAACTTGTGGTCTAGTAGTTTACAATCAGCAAATACATGGACAAGCCAATCCTTTGGTAGCACATATTCCGCACAACCAGGAATATATTATGTAGGTTTATTATATAACTCATCAGTACAAGGTACAGCTCCTACTATAGGAGGTGGTCCAACAGCTGTTAATGCTAGTATAAATTCTTTTGATTTTGCAAATAGCTATAAAATAATTGGAACTGTAGCAGCAAATACTCTACCAACATCACAAGCATCTAGTGGATTAGCGGTAGGTGCTAACGTAAACTATGCTGTATACTTATATTAAAAATAAAATAATATGAATTATTATCTCAGAATTAAAGAAATTAGATTAGGAACATTACAAGAAAAAGTAGCAAATGCTATTATATGGAGTGTACCAAACTTAATGAGAGGTCAAACATCTGCTTCTGCACAATGCTCTTTAATATATGTTAGAGACGATGGTGGCACTGTAGAATTGGGAGAATATTTTACAGTAGAAATATCAAATGAAATATTACAACAATGGGGAGCAGATGATGCCGTTATTGATGATGCTGTATTAGCATATTCACCTTTATTTGTAAAGGATCAAGATTTTGCTAGAGTAGCTATTTAAAAAATTTGGTTGGTCTCTATTTTTTGTATATATTTATATCAAACAAAATAAAATTAAATTATGTTATTTGCAATCATCATTCTTGTATTAGTAGTTGCTACAGCAATTTATGTTTCGAAAAAAACAAAATCATCTACACTAACCACAACAGTAATAGCTCCTTCAATTCATGAAGAGATAGCTAAAACAGTTGAAGAAGCTAAGTCACAATCACCAATTGTTGATGAAACTCCTAAAGTCGCTCCAAAAGTAGCTCCCAAAATGGATGCTAAACCAAAAACACAAGCAAAACCAAAAGCACCTAAAAAGAAAACAGCAGATGCTTAAGATAGTAGAAATAGCTAAAGCTTGGATAGCAGCAGCAAACCCTACACCAGAACAAAAGTCAATAGCAGAATATAGAATATCTGTTTGTGATACTTGTCCTAACAAAAAACCAGTTCCACATATTGAAACTTATGTTTGTGGATTATGTGGTTGTCCATTAAGTAAAAAAATATTTTCACCCTTACCCGGCGAACAGGCATGTCCTGATAAACGCTGGAAAAAATAAAGATTATGTCAGAAACAAAAAAATTAACGCAAGAAGAATTAGCTCAGATCCAAGAAATGCAAACACAATACAACAAATTTGTGTTTGAATTAGGTAGTTTTGAAGCACAAATTCAAGGTATTTTACAACAAAAAGCATTGTTGGAAAAAGAAAAAGACGGTATTATTAGTGATATCAAAACGCTAGGTGAAAAAGAGCGTGAATTGGTAAAAGTACTACAAGAAAAATACGGAGCCGGTAATATTGACCCACAAACCGGCGAAATAACTCCGTTCTAATTCGAATTACTTCTGCGTTTTATATGGTTTTGTAGATATTTATTATTAGGTAACTCCAAATAATAATTTAAACAAATAATCAATAAAATGTCAGAAGTTATTCTCTCCCCTGGTGTATTCCAGATTGAATCAGACCAAAGCGCCTATACGCAAGCTCCACCAGCTATGGGGGCAGCTATCGTAGGTCCTACAGTAAGTGGTCGCCCAATGGTACCAACTTACGTTACTACTTACAGCCAGTATTTATCACTTTTTGGTGATGTATTTAAAAGTGGTAGCTACTACTATGAATATTTCACTTCAATGGCTGCAAGAGAATATTTTAATAATGGTGGTCAAACATTATTGGTAACTAGAATTATCAGTGGATCTGATTATAGCACATATGCACAATCTAGTGTTCCTAATCAAGCTGTATCAGTAGCTGCAACCGCTGCTTCTGCTTCTTGGGCACCAATTAGTAATGATACTGGATCTTGGTATAATATAGTAATTAATGCTGCTACTTCTATAGGAACAGTTACTTATACTTTAATGAATTATCCTTGGTCTACTACTGGAAATAATTTTTCTGGTGGTAGTAACTACTTATATGTTGGTATGGGTGATGGTACTGGTAATGCTAATGTATCTTTAGCTCAATGGGCTACAGCAGTAGTAGGTGCAATTAATACTGCTGCTAATGATATAGGTACTTATTTTACTGCTTCTTATTCTGGTGGTAATTTAACTATTAAAACTAAAAGTACTGGACTTTCAACAAATAATATCAGTGTTACTCATAGCTGGTATTATAATTCTGGTGCTCCTTCAGTTCAATTTACTGGTGGTACAAATGGTGTAAGCGGTACTTCATTTACTCTTGAAACATTATCTTGGGGTGATCAAATGAACAATACTTCAAGTATGGTAAGTGGCGCTTTAGCTAGTGGTTCACAATATAATGTTCGTTGGGAAGTAACTAATACAAATACTGGATCAAACGGTGGTTTCTTTACAATTGTAGTACGCCGTGGTGATGATAATGATGCTCAAAAGAATATTTTAGAAACATGGGCTAACGTAAGTTTAGATCCACAACTCCCTAACTATGTTTCTCGCGTTATTGGTGATTTAAAACCAGTATATAATAGTAATACAGATCAAGTTGAATATCAAGGTACATATCCTAATATTTCAAAATACATCCGTGTAGCTTCAGTAGCTACTCCAAACGTAGATTCACTTGATAATAATGGTAATTTTAAATCAGGATCGTATGGTACTACATTACCTGCAGTAGGTAGTGGTTCATACGGTGGTACATTTAATGGTGGCGTTGCTGATACTAATCGTCCTAAAAATATGAATGAATCTGCTTCTGGTAGTAACGTTCAAGGATTTGATCCTGATGCTGATTATAAGGAAGCTTTCCAAATGTTGACAAATAAAGATGAATATCAATTTAATGTATTGTTAGCACCTGGTATTAGTTTAGCTACAGCAGGAGCTGATGATATGATTTCAACTGTTGAAAGTAGAGGTGATGCTATTGCCATAGTAGATAATAGTGCTTATGGAACTGCTATAAATTCAGCTGTTCAAAGTGCTGCTGGAAATTCAAGTAACTACGCTGCAACATATTATCCTTGGGTTCAATTATATAGCTCAAACTTAGGTAAAACTGTATGGTGTCCTCCATCAACAGTAATAGGTGGTGTGTTAGCATTCAACGACCAAGTAGGTGCTGAATGGTTTGCTCCAGCTGGTTTAAACAGAGGCGGTATTCCATCAGTAGTAAGAGCAGAACGCAGATTATCTCAAACAGATCGTGATACATTATATACACAAAATGTTAACCCATTAGCTACATTCCCAGGAACTGGAGTATGTGTTTGGGGTCAGAAAACATTACAACGTAAACCAACATCTCTCGATAGAGTAAATGTTCGTCGTTTGTTAATTGCCTTAAAAGGATATATTGGAAATGTTGCTCGTACATTAGTATTCGAACAAAATACAACTGTAACACGTAACAGATTCTTATCACAAGTAAATCCATATTTAAGTTCAGTAGTACAACGTCAAGGTTTATATGCTTATAAAGTTGTAATGGACGAATCAAACAACACACCTGATGTAGTAGATCGCAACCAATTAGTAGGTCAGATTTATATTCAACCAACTAAAACTGCTGAATTTATCATTCTTAACTTTAACGTTCTTCCAACTGGCGCTACATTCCCTGCATAAGGGGATGTAGTTGCTAATATTTATTGACAACAAATAAAATAACTATAAAATGGCAGTATTAGATCCAAATGAAATAATGTTTACGGCTTATGAACCTAAAGTTTCTAACCGTTTCATAATGTACATAGATGGCATCCCAGCATATTTAATTAAGAAAGCTTCTGCTCCTGGATTCGATGCTGGTGAAATTATATTAGAACACATCAACGTTTACCGTAAAGTAAAAGGTAAAGTTAGATGGAACGATATGAACTTAGAATTATATGATCCAATCACACCAAGTGGTGCTCAAGCTGTAATGGAATGGGCTCGTTTGGCTCACGAATCAGTAACAGGTCGTGATGGTTATTCTGATTTCTATAAAAGAGACATCACAATGAACATATTAGGTCCTGTAGGTGATATCGTAGGTGAATGGATTATTAAAGGTGCTTATTGTAAAACAGCTACTTTTGGCGATTATGATTGGGCAACAGGTGATGC